CGCCGTTGTAAAGCACGATGTTCTCGCGGTCGGCGTACCGCAGCGAAATGTTCTCGCCGCCCTTGCGCTCCAGGATCTTCGCGCCCGGGTACTCCTCCGGCCCGTTGCGCACGAGTTTGGTTAAAAACCGCCGGTTCATGTCGTTCACCACCACCGGCTTCGTGATGTTCTTCGCGATTTTGAGCGGCACGCCGAGCTCCTTGATGGATAAATTGGGATCGGGCGTGATGACCGACCGCGCGGAGAAGTCCACGCGCTTGCCCATGAGGTTGCCGCGCACGCGGCCGCCCTTGCCGTTCAACCGCTCCTTGATGGATTTCAGCTTGCGCCCGGATCGCTGGGCCACCGGGGCCGCGCCCGGAATGTTGTTGTCCACCAGCGTGGCGCAGTAATACTGCAGCACCATGTGCCACACGCTGGCCTGCGCCCCGTCCCGTATCTTCTCTTGGAGCGTCTTGTTTGCCTTCACAATGTTGACAATGATGTGCGTCAAATCGTCTTCGCTGCGCTGGTGTCCGTCCATTTTGATGGACGGGCGCACTGCGGGCGGAGGCACCGCCAGCACCTGGCAAATCATCCAGTCCGGGCGCGAGAACGTGGGACTGAAGCCCATGAACGACACGTCGTCGTCGCTGATCCTGCGAAATATTTTGAGCACAATGTCGGGAGTGAGCTGCATGTTCATTTTTTTGGCGTCTTCTTCGCTCATGCCCTTGATGCCGTCGCTGTCCCATTCCGCAATGAGCGTGGCCAAATTCTCTTTCTTGATTTTTTTGGGCATCAGGCATCCGCACCCGTCCTCGTTTTCATCGCCGCAGCGCTTGACCTTGCTTGCCACGCCAAACACGTAGGACCAGCGTTCGTCGGGGGACATCTTCAGAGCTTGCTTGTGCACGGTTTTGCTGATCAACAAGTGGCTGCATTTCAGGCACACGCAGCGCAGAATTTTGTGTATCGTGTTCAAGTGCTGGTAATAAAACACCGGCATGGCAAGTTCAATGCGGCCAAAGTAGCCCGGAGTTTGCATGTAATCCAATCCGTCGGTGGGGCAAAGCATGCCGGGCTCGGACACGCCCATGTAGGGGCAAAACAACCCGCCCAGCACGGGCTTGTTTCCAATGTACGTGTCGCGACTGGTGATTTCAGTGACTGCACCCTTCCGGATCTCTTCGGGGGAGAGAATGCTAAACTGAATTCCAACGATTTTTGATGCAGTGGGTTTCGTAGTTGTTGCCATGATCTGAATAAAGCCTCCTTATACTTACCAAATAATATTTAGATTGTTTTACAAATCAATTTTTATAAAAATGGGAAAACATGCATGGATTGGATTGGATTGGATTGGATTGGATTGGATTGGATTGGATTGAATGATTTCAAAAAAAATTGAAATCAAAAATGGAATATAAACACAATGCACGAATCAATCAATCAACCAATTACGAACGAAATGCCAATCACTCTGTCAACAATTCCCAAGAAGTCAACGAAACCCAAGAAACAAGAGGATGCCAAGCGCACCTACAAAAGCAATTTGAACGGGCCTGGGCCAAGTGCACCACAACCACCATCCCCTGAAAGCGACGCAACCGACAATGAAGAAACTGTCACATCAACAACCGCAACCACACCACCAACAACCACAAAAAATGCTGCTGCTGCTGCTGCTGCTGCTGCCACTGCAACTGCCACTGCCACTGCGACTGCTTCTGCAACTTCTAAACGTCAATCCAAGTCCAAAAATTTAGCCCAACGTCTGGAATTGAATCAACTATTGGCCGGATTGTATCCTTCAAATCACATCAATCAAAAGGTGGCCGCACTTGAAAAGCTGAGTGAACTTGTCGCCACAGAAGAAGCCCCCAAACCAAAACCGAGAGCAAGAAAAAATAAGACCAATCCCAGCACCAGCACCAGCACCAGCACCAGCACCAGCACCGACACCAGCACCGACACCAGCACCAGCACCAGCACCGGCACCAGCACCAACACCAGCACCATCACCGACACCATCACCGACACCAGCACCACCAATCCCACCGAAGATCCGGTTGCCCAAGCAATTCTTGACAGTGCATTCAAAACTCCCCCGTCGTCTCCTCCAAACGCAACAAACGCAACAAACGCACCCAACGCACCATCCAAAATCAAACCCCAAAAGACCGATCCAAAACAATCCCACAAACACCAAAAACAAAACTACAACATCATCATTCACGTTGAACCCAAGTCCACCGATTCGGACATTTCAAGGCGGCTGGATTTTGGAAACAAGGTCGCTGAAAACAAAGTCGCTGGAAACAAGGTCGCTGGAAACAAGGTCGCTGAAAACAAGGTCGCTGGAAACAAGGTCGCTGGAAACAAGGTGGCCGCTGAAAACAAGGTCGCTGGAAACAAGGTGGCCGCTGAAAACAAGGTCTTAACCAAGGCGCAGCAGTCCAAATCCAAAATAGAGGACAGCGATGACGACGAGTATGTTCCGGGATGTTCGGACGACGACGATGAGACGTGGGACACGTACGACGACGATTGCGACGATGACGACGAATTCTACGAGGACGACGATAGTTACTATTCGGATTCGGATTCGGATTCGGATTCGTCTGAAAGCGACGACGAGTATGACGCCGCCGAAATGGAGGAACTGGACAAGCAGCAACAACGGTTCACCGAAGAAATGACGATGCTGCAGTCACTGCGCGCAACATACGAAGATTTGCTGAGCAAAGACAAGAACAATCGCATAGTGGCGAAGCAGTTGAAGACGCTCAAGGCATCCGAGGAGAAAATCAAAACGGAACTGGAAGAACTCATGCACAAGCAGAAACGCAAGAATTCCAAGAAATTTCGCAAACTGCTGCGCAGAAAGAGTTCCACCAACGATTTGGAATACTTCAAGACCCGACTCACGTTGTCCGAACAGCGCGCCATGATTGCGGAGATGAATGCAGTGGCACAGGTGACCGAAATTGCAAAACCGTACAAGCTCACGCTTCTGGAGTCGGACATTCCGCGCGACATGAAAGCGGTTGCCATTCGGAAAATTGGCATGCTGCAATACATGGAGCCGGGTTGCGGCGAGTACTGCAAGTTGAAGAACTGGGTGGATGCCTTCATGCAGATCCCCTTCAACCGGAACAAAAATCTGCCGATCACCATTGCAGACGGCGTGGACAAATGCCACGAGTTCATGACCGCCGCAAAAACCCGCCTGGATTCCGCAGTGTATGGCTTGAACGACGCCAAAATGCAGATCATGCAGATGGTGGGACAGTGGATCGCAAACCCCGCCGCCATCGGCACCGCCGTTGCCATCCACGGCCCCCCCGGCACGGGGAAGACGTCGTTGGTCAAGGAAGGCATCAGCAAGATTCTGGGGCGCGACTTTGCGTTCATTGCGCTCGGTGGCGCCACCGACAGCAGCTGCTTAGAAGGGCACTCCTACACGTACGAGGGCAGCATGTGGGGCAAAATCGTGGACATTCTGATTCGCTGCAAATCCAGTAACCCCGTCATTTACTTTGACGAGCTGGACAAGATCAGCGACACGTCCAAGGGCGAGGAAATCGTCGGCATTCTGACGCACTTGACCGACACGTCGCAGAATTCGCAGTTCCACGACAAGTACTTTTCGGAGGTGGCATTTGACTTGAGCAAGTGCCTCTTCATCTTCAGCTACAACGACGAGAGCCGCGTCAATCCCGTGCTGCTGGATCGCATGTACAAGATTCGGACCACGGGATACGGCACAAAGGACAAAACGTTCATTGCACAGAACTACTTGATTCCGCGCATTTGCACCGAGGTCGCGTTTGCACGGGGCGACATCGTGATTCCCGACAAGGTGGTGGAGCACATTGTTGAGCACCACACGCACAAGGAAGCCGGCGTGCGCAACTTGAAGCGCGGGTTGGAAACCATTTACACCAAGTTGAATCTGCACCGGCTCATGCGCCCCGGCACGCAGCTCTTTGATGAAAAAGACAAATCGTTTGACGTTTCGTTTCCCTACACGGTCACGTGCGATGTCGTGGACAAGCTCATCAAAAAGAATGCAGACGGACCCAACATGAACTTGTACCTGTAAACTTGTGCCTGTAAACTTGTGCCTGTAAACTTGTACCTGTAAACTTGTACCTGTAAACATGAACATGTAGTAAAATTTATTAAAATATTTTTTTTAATTTCTTTGCACCTAATATAACCACACTTACATTAATAAGAATTTAACTATGGCGAATGCAAACATGGACATGCTTGATCGTATGGCAAAATATCAGCCAGGACATGGACAATACAATTTTTATGCCGACACACGGTGGAAAGGACCAGTTACCCCAGCACATAAATTTATGAAGTATGACCCCAAATCACTTTATGGCTGGAAGGGTGCTCAAGTTATCCCCATGCATTATGACCCCAAATCATTGGATCATTGGAATCCACACATTGATTCGGATTCGGATTCGGATTATTCATTTTATGACAGGTTTCCGGATGGTGTGGAAAGTGATGCGGATATTAGGCTGAGTGAAGGTGGTAAGAAACGAAAAAACACCATCAAACGACGTAAGAGACGCAATGGGCGAAAGAGCCGCCGCAATGGGCGAAAGAGCCGCAAGGTGGGAAAGAGCCGCCGCAATGGGCGAAGCAAACATTGATAGAAACCCAATGAATAAAATGAAACAAGTTAGTCAATCAATGCTGTAAACATTGATTGATTTTTGATATAAATTATTGTGGTTACTGTGGCTGATTGGGTTGCTGCTGTGACTGAATGAGTCCCTTGGACTCGCGATCCAAAAACTTGGCGCGATTGTCCAGGTTGGCATCGTAACTTGAGTAGTTGGAATACTGGGTGTTGGTTTGGTTTGGATAAAACGCGACCTTATCGGCATTGTTTCCATTGTTTCCATTGTTTCCATTGTTTCCATTGTTTCCATAAACGTACTCGTTTGCGTTTGCGTTTGCGTTTGGCTGCTGCTGGGTAGCGGCCTGGCGGTGACGAGGCGCGGATGGCGCCACGGGTGACGGCGCAACGGGTGACGGCGCCACGGGCGCACCGCGCACCATCATGTTTGCCAATCCAAATATGATCGTAAAAAACACCAAAAACGGGATGGCCACTAGCACCCATGACACGGTCTTATACCCTTTGGCGCACAGCGTGTTTAACATCCAGGTCCAAAACAAGAACCAAATGGTTTTCAACACGAACACGTAGGACGTGTTTTGAACCGAGGCCGACACGTGCCCTACGGAATACACTTGACTGTTTCCAGCGTTTTGAATGCCTGTCACCACGAGTGACAGGAGAGAAATAACAAAGTACGTTAATGCGGGTGCACACAGTATGGGCTCCCCTCCCGGAACCACACTCGCAGAAGAAGCGGAATTCATCGGATTTGCGCGTTGCGTTATGATATTTCACTATATTATTATTGTTAATGTCATTTAAAACTCGGTGGTCAGTGTGCGATTTCCACCCCGCTTGTTCAGATAGTCCCACTGCTTTTGACTGGTGCACACGCATCCGGTGCTGGACGAGTAGTAGCTCGGGCAGCACTCGGGCTTCACTTCGTTCTCGGCAAAAATGAGCATCTCGCCAGGGGGGAGGGGGATGGGTCCGCCCTTGTAATACTGGCCCGACTTGGTGTTGTCTTGATTGCCGACGTTGTTTGCGTAATCGCGCGCAGCGTTTTCCCACCCGCCACCACTGGGAACACCGGTGTCCATGCTGTAGTTGATGGGCGCGCCGTAGTCGTCCGAACCCAACATGGACCGTTGCGCAAATGTTTCCTTAATTAAACTCCCCACGTCTGCGGACATTCCGTTGATGTGGAAGGACGTGCAGCTGCAGAACAAATGCGTCCCCATGATCGCGCCAATCACCAAAAACAGTATCACGAGTTCAATGCGCACGCTGTATCCGCCGAATTTCAATTCCATTTTGTTTATGTGTAATTGTCCAATTATATATAATAAAAATATAAATATTTTGCGCCGCTCGGTCTTTCTTAATCAATGGGACGGAGGCGACGGAACCAGCGACAGACCCTGGATGTGCATGGTTTCCGCCAAAAAATGCGCAATGATGCCCAATGGAATGGCAATGGCAACAAATACGGCCGTCGTGGCAATTGCAGCGGCAATGCCAACAAACGGAATCAACCACAGCGCAACAATCGCTACACCCATTGCAATCAAAATGATCACTATAATTTCAAAAACCGATCTCAACCCCGACTGCAGCGTGTCGTACATGCCGTACATGGTGTACAAGTACGCAGTCATTATGCCCATCAACTTGTTCAACATATCCCGCAGTTTGATCAACATAATCACAATCGGCTGCATGATGTTCAAAACTCGCCCCATGATCTCGGCAATAATGGCCGTGATTGCGTTCCGAATGATGTTGATCAATTCGCGCAAGTCGTTCAGCACGTTCGCGATGCCATTCAGTGCGCTGCTGGCAAGGGACTGCGTGTAATACAGCGGCTCCAGCACCGCCGACGACATGTCCTTCAATATGCCTTGAATGCAATATTCAAAATTGGTTTGCACGTACCCCATGTTGCTCTGGTTGGTTGGCTGCATAATCATGCCCGCAAACGGTATGTACGCGGGATTGCAGCGATACACGGGCCAGTTACTACGAATGAAATTGGAATGCATGCGCACTTTCAAGTACGCGTTGGCGCACAAATACACAAAAATGATGAGGACCGACCAAAATAGGTCTGTTATAATTTGATCAAACAGACGGTTTTTGTACATGAATTTTATCCATTGAATGAATGCGGCATCCGTTTGCGCTGGTGCTGCTGCTGCTGCTGCTGCTGGTGCTGCTGGTGCTGCTGGTGCTGCTGGTGCTGCTGCTGCTGCTGCTGCTGCTGCCGGTGCTGGTGCTGCTGCTGGCGGTTCCATTGCTGTCTGTCTCTTATTAATAATTCAAACTATTTGTTTTTTTCAGCGCTTCCCCCTAAATTCACATCACATCATAATCATAGTGCGCGCACCACTTTGCCAATCGGTCCTGCCCACGTGCTCTTCATGGTTTGCATGCCCGTGTCCATGGTGTACATGGAAGTGGTCATTATGCCAACGTTCTTTGAAACCATGTCCTTTAAGTTGATGATCATCCTCTGAATTTGAACCAGCAGGTTCAAGAACACGCCGAAGATGTTGGCGATCCCGCCGGACACGTTCGTTCTAAAGTTGTTCATGAAATCCCGAACGTCGTTCAAACTGGACGTCAACCCGCCGATGCTGCTCGTTGTCAGCGTCATCAAGTAATTCGCGGGCTCCATTAGAACGGTCATGTAACCGGACTGCATGTTTTGCATGCACTGTTGAAAGTTGGTTGCCGTATCGTAACCAAAAAACCCTGCAAGCAGCATGTAATTGGTCTGGCACTTGTAATACGGCCAATTGTTTTTTACGTTCTTAATAAACAACAAAGTGGAAACGCCCACGTCTATCCCAACGTAAAATGCGATGATTGCAATCATGTCAACTATCGACAATATTTTGGAAGGAGGATCGGTGCCGAAACTTTCGTTTTGTGCTTCTGCTCCTGCTGCTACTGGTTCTCCTCCTGCTGCGACTGCTTCTCCTCCTTCTGCTTCTCCTGCTGCTCCTGCTGCTCCTGCTCCTGCTGGGTTCATATCATCCATCTCAACATCATCCATTGTTTCAGTTGTATGCACGTGCTTTCTTACTACAAAATCCAAATATAATTATTTTGCATTTGGATTGCAAAAAATAGTATACAAGTTATGCAATTTATGCAAGTTTCGTATAGGTGGGAGGCGCATTGGTGTCGTCCAATGCAGCTTGGGCTGCGCCCGTCATTGCGAGATGATTTCCGCCTACGCTGGCGGCATTGGCTGAGGTGGATCCTGAAAATTGTGGGACAGTGACGGCCTTGACTGTGGGCGTTGGGGTGGGCGTGGGTAAACCGCCGCGCTTCTGTCTTGTACTACGCTTGCGTTTGGATTTGGACCCACGCTTGCGTTTGGACCCACTACGCTTGGACCTTTTGGACTTGGACCGTTTGGACCTTTTGGACTTGGACCGTTTGGACCTTTTGGATTTTGTTCGTTTGGACCGTTTGGACTTGGACTTGGAACCTCCGACTTTGCCACCGCTGTTTGCTAGAACCAGCTTATTATGCGCGGCAGCGGCAGCGGCATTTTGACTTGCAAAATCAGGCTTACTCATCACAGGCGCAGGAATCGCTGCACCGGGTACACCCTGCGGGATGATTGGTTTAACAGTAATTGGAGCGTATGGATTCGGCGTGGGGGTGGGTGTGGGATTGGTTGTTGTCATTGTGAAAATGCGTGAATGTGAATGCGTGCATATATTATGAACGCATTAATTAATTAATTGCAATTTATTTATTGTTCAATTATTGAGTTAAAAATAAAATAAGAGGCATTTAACATAATACCAATCCAAAATATGAACATGAACAGCTCGGACCGCATTCAGCTTGAAAAAATGATTCAAGCAAACGATGCAGCGGACAACACCGCTCAAATTCGGGACTTGAAACACAGCGCCCTCATTCACCAAGACGTCGGCACTTTGCTTAATTTGAAACGCGATTACGCCCGGTTGGCCAAAACCAATCCCGACCAATTTGACATGATGTGCGTGAACCGCTGCACCTTTCTGTTCAACAACTACACCGACATTTTCAACAAGGTGAAAAAGGACGAAATTGATTTGTCCATTTTGGGCCGGCTGCTGGGCGTGCTTAAACTGATTGAAGACGGCAAGGTGGGGCAGCACGAAGCGTCCGTTGAAGTGGGAAAGCTGCTCAAGCAAATTTACATTGACAGCGCGCTAAAGAAGTCGGAAAAGCTGGACAAACAGCACGACGCCAAGGGCGACAATGCAGCAGCAACGCTGCCACCGGCCAAAAAATTGTCATGGAAACAATACAAAATGTCGCAACAATTGCAATAATTATCGCATGATATGTGTATGTATGGCCATGCAACAATTTCATGTCATTTCCGTTTGGTTGCAACATCCATACGCTGGTTTAGGCGATTTGATCCGGGGCACGACGCATTTGTGCGAACTTTCACAAAAATACAACTTTAAATTGACGGTCGACATGCAGTTTCATCCGGTGTCCAAATATTTGATGGAGTCCGCGCACGAAACCCGTGAATACGTGCTTCAAAACAAGGACAAAATTATCAATTACATAAACAGTGAAAATGGAGACAGGAATCAGTTGTTGGAGGTCATTCAAACCGCAATGCGCGCGGGCCAGACGGAACCCATGCTTATTTTTACCAACCTAGCCGAGCATTTGAACGCCATTCCCAGCACCCACTCCAAGGGATTCATTCGCAGCATTTTGACGCCCACGCCCGAATTTTGGGCCGAATTCAACCAAATGTCTGCACAATTTAAAATAAAACAAAATTATTCCATCTTTCACATCCGGATGGGGGATGATGACTTGGTGGAACACCACATCCACATGGACCAATACAAAAACATGCTGGGTGTCATTGACCGCATGAGCGAAGAATTGGATCCGTCCACTTACATCATATCGGATTCTTACGGCTTCAAGCATTTTTTGTATCAAGCTCGTCCGCACTTGGCCGACCAAATCATTCGCACAAACCCCATTCATTTGTCGCATTCAACCGACGCCAAACCTGACGCAGAAAAAGTGCATGATACGCTCTTTGATTTTTTCCTGATGATAAATGCGAAAGCAATAAAAACGTACACAAAATACACGTGGGTGTCCGGATTTGTGCAATGGGTAAGTCACGCATTCAATCGGCCGTTGATAAACATCAACTACAAAATTTATCAGAATACGCAAAAGATACAGTATGGGCAAAAGGCACAACCACTGCAAAAGGCACATTATGTATTTGCCTCAGTGCAAAAGAGGGCACAGCCGCCACTGCAAAAGGCACAGCCACTGCAAAAGGCACAGCCACTGCAAAAGGCACAACTGGTGCTCGCCTCAGCGCAAAAGAGGGCACAGCCACTGCAAAAGGTACATCACGTGCCTGCCTTTTCATTGAACTCCAAACCCACCCGAATGTCCATTTTCATCTCAGCGCCATAACCACAAACATAAGGCATGCGAATCAATATAAATCCATCATGCAATGATAATGCATCACGGATTCGGATTCTCTTTCACGGATGTCTCACCTCAACCGCAGCAGCAATCGCAACAATTGCAACAAAATCTTGCTCCTCGTGGAGTCCCCCGCCAAATGCAGCACCATCGTGTCCCATTTGGGCGCGGACAAGTACGTGTGCGCGGCCACGTTCGGGCACCTCCGGGAGCTCGGTTCATTGGCCGACATTGACACCAC